AGTCTTTTTCGCGCTGGCGATACTATCCGCTGGCGTATTCCTGCGGGTGTTAATTGGCTTAATGAAAGCGTTACTAATGCTGATTACACGTGTACGGCGTATTTAAGGTTTAACGCTTCTGGGGAAGCAAAAGCAATTGTTGGAACGGATTATACCGATGGTTGGGAATTTGTAATCCCGCAGGCTTCTAGCTCAACAATGGATGCTGGAACGTGGTTTTATCAGATCCGCGCCGTTAAATCAGGTGATGAAGTAACCCTTTACGAGGGTCAGGTTGAAGTTAAGGCTCAAATGACATATACCGGAACGCCCGGAAGTTTCGATTATCGGTCACAGGCTCAGATTGATTTGGAAAATGTAACCGCTGCTATTCGTTCAATAATTAGTGATAAGGCAAAAGAATATTCAATTGGCGGACGTACCTTTAAGCGTTTAGATCTTCCAGAATTAAGAGCAAGAGAAAGTCAACTAAAAGCCGAAGTCGTCAGAGAACGCAAAGCCAACATGATCGCTAATGGTCTTGGTAATCCTCATTCACTTTTTGTCAGGTTTTAAATCATGGGTCTTGTAAATGCTTGGAAAGGATTGTTCACATCAGAACCACCAAACCCAACGGTGTTGCCTAGAAGAAGGCGAGGTTACGATGCTGCAACTTCTAGCCGTCTTACTTCTAATTGGTCTGTTAGTAATTCTTCGGCTGACGCTGCTTTAAAAGGTGCGATTGCTCCACTTCGATATAAGTCGAGGGACTTAGTTAGAAATAGTCCATTTGCACGTCAGGCAGTAAGAGCGATAGAAAGTAACACCATTGGAGCGCATGGAATAAAATTACAGGCACAAGTGAGACAACAACGGGGGAAACGCCTAGACACAAAAATTAACAATCAAATAGAACAGGCTTGGAGCAATTGGAAACGGTACGATTCTTGCCATACCGCCGGAAGATTATGTTTTACCGATATTGAAAAAGTTATTGTTCGTTCGTTGGTCACTGATGGTGAGATATTTGTTCGATTTGTAAGAAAACCTTTTGGAAGATCACAAATACCTTTTGCTTTAGAGCTATTAGAAGCTGATCAATTAGATAGTGAATATACGGGGCGCAGTTCTAAGAAAAAGAACACTTGGCGAATGGGAATAGAACAGAATGAATTTGGTCGTGCCGTTCAATATGCGTTCTTAAAGAAACACCCCGGAGACACCCCCTTTGGTACCCCTGTTGGACAACGGGAACACATGATTGTTCCAGCTAGTGAAATATGTCATATCTTTGTTAGCAATAGACCTTCTCAGTCAAGAGGCGAGCCCTGGCTTAGCTCTTCAATATTGTCGTTACATCATTTAGCAGGCTTTCAAGAGGCGTCAGTGATTAGGGCAAGGGCGGCAAGTTCGTTAATGGGATTTATTACCAGCCCCGAAGGTGAACTAGATCAAGGCGGCGAAGTGTTTGATGGTGATCGCGTTTCAGAATTTTCTCCCGGAAAATTTGCCTATCTCGAAGCTGGGCAACAAATTTCTGTTCCAGATTTTGATTCACCTAATAGCGAGTTCCCTGAATTTATGTCAGCAATGCTTAGAAGTGTTGCGTCAGGGTGTGGTATTTCCTATGAATCAGTTTCTAAAGATTTCAGCAAAACTAATTACAGTTCTTCCCGTTTATCTCTTTTAGAAGATCGTAATCATTACCGTTCCTTGCAAACTTATCTAATAGAAAATTTCCACAGTCGGGTTTTTGACGCTTGGTTAGAAATGGCGACCTTAAGCGGGGCTTTGGTTTTACCGTCATACGACACAGAACCGGAGAGATATAGAAAAGTTCGTTGGATTCCTCGCGGATGGGATTGGATCGACCCACAAAAAGAAATTGCCGCAAATAAGGAGGCAGTTCGTGCAGGCTTCAAAACGATGGCTGACGTAATTTCAAGTCAAGGGGGAGATTTAGAGGAACTACTTCCAGCGAGAAAAGCAGAGATGGACGCCGCCGCCCAATTGAACCTTGTATTTGACACTGATATGTCTACGTATCAAAAAGACAGTAAGATAGTTGGAAATAGTAACAATCAATCCGATGACAAAGAAGAAACGTGATTTAGAGGCGCAGATTCAACACCGATCAGAACCCGTTGAATTTAAAACTACTGATGATGAGCGTTCGATTGAGTTTCCTTTTAGTAGTGAAAAGCCTGTAAACCGTGGGTTAATGGGTGAAGAAATTCTCGACCATAGAGAAGGGTCTATTGATTTTGCACGTTTAAATTCTTCGGCTCCCTTACTTTTAAATCATTCGACTGATTCAGTAATAGGAGTAGTAGAACGCGGTTGGTTAGATAAAGATAAGAAGCAAGGAAGAGTACAGGTTCGTTTTGCAAATAACGCTTTAGGAAAAGAAACTTTAGAAATGGTTCGTGATGGCATATATAAAAATGTCTCAGTAGGTTATTCCGTTAATAAGACAGAAGAAGAAGGCGAAAGTGCATATAGAGTGATGAATTGGACGCCTGCGGAAGTTTCGATTGTTAGTGTTCCGGCTGATTTCTCGGTAGGCGTTGGTAGAGCAAAAGAAGAAAAACTAGAAACTAATATGCCTGCGAAGCAAGAATCAAGTAATATGCAAGAACAGCGTGATAACGCCGTTGCGTCTTCTGACGCGCCACAAACTAGTAAACCTGAATCTAAAACTCAGATGACAAGCACACCCGATTTAAGCGTGGTGCGTGAGGAGGCTTCAAAAAAAGCTGCTTCCGACGAGCGCCTTCGTATTAGAGAAATTTCTGGTCTATGTAATGCACATGGATTAGGCGAAGAGTTAAAAGAAACTCTTATTGGAAAAGGTACAAGTATTGAAGAAGCTAGAAAGCTTGCATTAGAAAAGATTCAATCAAAGCCTGTTGAAACTGTTTCCCCTGTGGAAATGGACGCTAAGACAGAAGAGCGCTATAGCATAGCCGCTGGTATTAAAGCTGTTCTTACAGGTGATTGGTCATCTAGAGAAGCTGGTTTAGTTCGTGAACTTTCACAAGAAGTTGAGCGTTCAGGTGTTAAAAGATCTGCTGATCGTAGTTTCTTAATTCCTTATTCTGCGCTCACTAAACGAGCCACATACGTCACGAGTTCGGCAGCTACAGGAGGGAATGTAGTAGCCACGGATCTTTTGGCAGATGATTTCATCGAGGCTTTAAGAGCGAACACTATTACAGGTGGTTTAGGTATTCGCACACTTCCCGGCCTTGTTGGTGATGTCGCGATTCCGTCCAGATCTTCAACGGCTACAGGGTATTGGTTAAGTTCCGAAACTACTGCAATAACTCAGTCTGAGAGTCAGTTTGGACAAGTAACTTTGGCGCCAAAAAATTATGCGGCACTTTCTAAGTTCTCTAGACAAACACTTTTACAAGCAACACCCGGAATTGAAGAGCTTGTGAGACGTGACCTCACTGACACTATCAACGTTGGAATTGACGCCGCTGTTATCGCGGGGTCTGGCTCATCCGGCCAACCGACCGGCATAACAGGAACCGCTGGCATCGGATCAGTCGGAATTGCCACGAATGGGGGTGCTATCACACTTGAGACCCTCATCAACCTAGAGGAGGAAATCTTAGTTGATAACGCTGGCGGTGCTTCTATGGCATACGCAACCAACCCTAAAGTTCTTTCTGAATTGAAGAAACTAAGAGCTGGTGGTTCTGCTGCTGGTGACGGTGCCTTCCTTTGGAATGTTGACCCAAGCGGCATAGGTCGTTCAGGAACACCCGGAGTGATCAACGGCTATCCAATAGGAGTTTCAACAAACGTACCAAGCAACCTAACTAAAGGTTCAAGTTCTGGTGTTTGTTCTGCTGTTATTCTTGGCGACTGGTCACAAGTTGCTCTAGGTGTATGGGGTAACGGTTTAGAAATCGAAATAGGCACAGATTCAGATGATTTCAGCAAGGCACTTACAAGTGTTAGAGCGATTACTACGATCGACGTTGCTGTAAGACAAGCTTCTGCATTCGCAGCTTGCTTAGACGTAACCACTTAATAAATCGCGGGGGCTTCATTGCCCCCCTTTTTTTCTTATGGATGTATTAATTACACGATCAACCGCAGTCGGCGGCGTTCACTTAGAAGCGGGTGAAACTCACGACTTAAGCGATAAGGACGCAGTAACCCTAATCAATATGGGGAAGGCTGTAGAAGCTAGTGAAGCGCCTGCTTGTCCACCAACTCCACCAAAAGCTAAGAAAGCTAAAAAAGCAAAAGTTGTTGTAGAAGAAACAGAAACAGACGATGGCACTGAGTGACGACCTAGACGCCTTCTTTTCAGATTTTGCCGTTAGTGCGACAAGTGGCGGAACGACTGCAAATGGAATATTAGATCAACCAACTTCGGTCGTTGCAGGTGATCAGGTTATATTTGTTGATTACGTTTTTCATTGCAAAAATTCTTCTTTTGGGACATTGGTTCCAGGCGATTCAATAACTGTTGATTCTGTTGCTTATACCGTTAGGACTAACGAATCAGGATTAGATAAGTTAACCCGCGAAATTTCCTTACAGAAGACTTAAACAATGGCATCGAAACGGGAAGACATACTTGACGCAATCAAAACGGCGTTAGCGGGAACCGTTGGAGTCTCTACGAGAATCTATAGAAGCCGGACGATACCTCTTGCACAACGTTCACAACTTCCAGCGTTAATTATTGAATGGAATAACGACGCAGCGGAACAAAAC